AATGTTTTACTACATCAGAAACAGAACGAGGAAATGATATTTCTTCTGGAGAAAGTTTGTAAAAATCTTTTCTGCACTGCTCAATAAAACTAATTACATCATCTTCTGTTCCGTTCATCATAAGTTTAAGGGCATCCTTAATCATTTTGCGACAAGGAGCAGGAGTTGAAGATTTAACTGCTTCGATACCCATAATCTTGAGTTTAGGTTCAGAGTAACGAACTCCTTCACTATCCCATACATTCATAATGTATCTTTTCTTAGCAGTCCAGATTCCACGGTCAGCAATATTTTCCCGTTTCATCTGCATCTTCTGCTCATAGGCATTCATGTATTCCGCCAATTCTTGGTAGCAACTTTCAATATATTTTTCAAGTTCCACCTTACAGATCTTGTCAAGGAAATTGACAATGCCTTCAGTAGTTTTTTCTCTTCCTTTGAATATAGTTTCAACCAAAGGACCCATATGAAGATAAATGGAATCAGTATCAGAAGCAATAACATAATCAACCTCATTAGTTTTAAGAACCTTGTTCATATACTTATTCAGTTTTCCTTCAATCCAACGAATAGCAACTTGTCCTGAAAGAGTAATTGCTTCAGCATTCTCAAGTTTGTAATAACGAAAATAATTATTACCAATAGCACCATAAGCAGAGTTCAAAGAAATCTTCTTTGCCATCTGAATATTATTACAACGAGCAATTTCTTTTTCTAATTCCTTAGTCTTGGTTTTTTCATATTGTTTCTTTGCCTCAATCATCTTTTTCTTAAAGATGACCCTTTCATTGTACATTTTTTCCATTAGTTCAGGAAGGATTCCACGAACATCTTTACGGTACATAGCACCGTTTGGACATACTGCATAATCCTTATACAACTCAAAATTAGTTGATTGATTTAAAATTTTATCAACTGAAATATTTGGGCACCTCTCGTCAAGAAGAGTTTCCGGAGATACATTGAATTGCATGATAAGGTGTGGATATAGACTATTAAGGTCAAAATTAACAATCCAATCATAAACTCCAGGGACAGGTTCTTTTACATAAGCACCTGCATATTTGTCATTTTTTTCAGTTTTATCCTTGGGAGGAATTACAATATCTCTTTTTTTCAGATAATTGTAAATAATATTATCCCACATACGAACTTGATAAAATACATCGGCATAATTAACCTTAGCATCATATGCCATTGTGATAGCAAGTTCAATCAGTTTCATCTTGTCTTCCAAACGGTCAACAAGTTCTACGTCAACGATGTTGTATTCTACAAACTTCTGCCAACCTTTAGTATAGAAGTCTTTAAAAGTATCAAACTCAGAGTGGTCTAGTTTCTTAGAACCAAGTTCTACCTCAGCAATGTAATCAAGACGATATGATTCCTGTGCCTTATAAGTAAACTTCTTATAAAGATCAAGATAATCAAGTTGAGTAATTCCACCAACATCAATACAAACTTGTTGTCTATTATTTACAAATACTTCATTCTGACTTATTAATCCCCAAGGTGAAAAACTTCTAGCCTTTTTTTCACCCAAAACTTTGGACAATCTCCCGCAAATATATGGAATATCAAAAAACTGAATGTTCCATCCTGTTATTACTTCGGGAAGATGACTTGGATTATCCCAATAATACATGAAGTTTGAAAGAAGATCATATTCAGAACCACACTGAATATATTTCACATTTGATTTAGTATTATTAAATGGACCAGTTCCCCAAGTAATAATTTGTTTTGTAGAATAATCTTGTATTGTAATCAAAAGTATTTCCTCTTCACAAGACTTTGGATCTGGAAATCCATACTCGGAAGTGGTTTCAATATCAAGAGTAATTAATTTAATTTTATTAATATCAAATTTAATTTCATCTTCTGGATACTTATCAGATATGTATTGATACACATATCTGTCATTCCCGTAGATTTTGAAATTTTCTACTGATTCATATTTTTTATAAAAGTCTCTACAATCTCTTACTAGTCCAGGTTGAATTGCCTCAACATATTCACCTTCTAATGTCTTATACTTTGTTTCTTTATTTGATTTTACAAAAAGAGTAGGAGAATACTCTTCTTTAAACATAACATGTTCACCATTATCATAACCACGAACGAGAAATTGATTCCCGATCATTTGTACGTTTGTATAAAATTTCATTTAATAAGAGTTTGATACTTTTCTAAAAGAATTGGTTTAGGGTCTACTAATGTGAGTATTTTATCGGATTGGATCATAAACACAGTTTGGGAAGTATAATCAGAATTCCAAGGTTCTAAGTAAAGATCCCCTGATATTGATTTTCTAACTTCAAATGGAGTAATCAATTTACAATCTGGTTCTCCAATATCTGATACTACTTCATCAATTTTTGTTATTAAAACTTGATTGTTTAATAATACAACAATTTTTATAATATTTTCCATATTTTATACCTCATTCTTACAATATGAGTTTTCGTAAGTTTCTTTCAAAGAATCTACTGGGTCAATTATACTCACAACCCAATCTGAAATAATAGGAATGTTTTTATCTTTGGACAGAGGCATCCAGTCCACTAGTCGAATTGACATTTTTGTTTTTTCTAGAAATTCTGTATTTTGATCAACAGATTCTACTATGATTGCACAAGGGTTATTTAAAAAATATCCCACAACTCTTTTTTCTTCGTCTTCACCCAAAACCATTTCACAAATATCAGAGATAACTGTTTCTCCAGTTCTCAACAAAACTAATTTTATAGACATTAATTTTCCTTCTAACTCAAACTAATTATAGCAAAAAAATAGAGGGAAGTCAACTGGATTTTGCCAGTCTTCCCTCTGCGCCGACGATATTCTTAATTATTTAGAACCAAACTTTTTTCTTCTGATGCTCTGGAACAACCTTACATAATTTGATAGAAAGCAAACCATCTTCAAAGTGAACTTCTTTTACTTCAACATCATCAGAGATAGTCCAAGTTCTTTTAAATGCTCTTGTTGCTAGACCGTGATGAACGTATTCCTTATCAGAATTAATTTCCTTATCACCCTCAACAAACAGTTTATTGTTCTCGGTAAAAACTGTAATTTCACTAGACTTAAATCCTGCGAGAGCAACCTCTAAACGAAATTCTACATCACTCTCACGAATTACGTTGTATGGGGGGTAATTAGTTTCTGTCTGATGAAGACTTCCCATTCTATGGAACCATTCATCCATACCAATAGAATAACGATTTACGTCATCAAGAAACTTTTGAATGTTTGAAGTGTTATATTTTGCTAGTAAAGTCATTTTAATTCTCCTTAAAAAGCGAGTGTAAATTTAGGACCCTTAAAGGCATCCTTCACTATTATATATCAGAAATCATTAAAAAAGGGAGTGTAGAACTCCCTACTTTTATTATTCGGTTTCCTGAACTTTACCCTTTTTACCTATATTATACTTTTGTTCAAGTTCCCATTCACCCTTTTCTTTGTAGGGAAGAACTTTAATTTGATTAAGAGGAGCAATATCAAGTATTTTATCTTGATTAACTACCGTAATCAGTCCCCAGTCAGCAAGAAGTCGAATGATTCTATTTCTTCTTTGAATATCATTTACTGTGAGGTTAGCGTGTTTTCCATCAAGAGCAAATAACTCTTTAAAGTGTGTAATGTAATATCTACCTTGCTTATGCAAGATATGAGCACTTTGATAGAGTTTTCTTTCTTTTCTGGATGCAACTCCAATACGAGTCAAAGTTTCACGAACTTTAAGAAAGTCATCTGGTTCATTCAGAATGACTTCTACCATCATATCAGGTGTCCAATTTACCTGAGGTTCAATTGTTTGATTTGCCATTTTTTCCACCAATTTCAAGTCTTTGTTTGATAAAGTTTATCTGTTCTTTATTTAGTATTTTCAAAGCTTGTTGTGCCTTTTCATTACTATAACCATAATAACGTTTGACATAATCAAGGTCTTTGATTGTATCTTTTCGGATCCAAGGAGAAAATCTCTTCTTTTTCCTCAGACTATTTAGATAAAATGAATATTGCATATCCTTATCTAAGGAATGATTCATATTCATTTCATTGGCAAAAAGAATGCAGTCAATATGACCAGACAAACAACGATTTATAATGTAAGGAGCATACTCCTTTACAAGGGTCGGGTCTTCTTCTAAAAGATTTTCCTTTGTAAAATTAATTGAGTTCAACCAGTCTTTTAATTCCATATTACTTCCATTCACACTCACACATAATTTCAGTCAGTGCTGCTAAGAGGTTAATTTCTTGGTCAGCAACGAAAGCAATTTGATACTGATACTTAGCAATAATAAGGACAGCAGCGGGAATTGAATTTGGGACCAGAGCATCATAGAGAGCATCATATACCCGACGTAGGATAAGAGAAGAATCATTATCCAGATTGGAGACAACCCACTTACGAACTTCCGTAAAATTCTTTGCCTTAAGATTCTTGATAAGGTCATTTACAGAAATGTCTGAGAACGTTGCTAGAATGCCCGAATCAATCTTCCCACCTGTAGAATACCTCTGACATTCATTCAGAACTCTACGAAAATCTGGAAAGTGCTTTGAAATAAGTTCTACAAGAACTTTCGGGTCATACTCAATCTTTTCTGTATTTAGAATTACCTGTAGTCGTTGAAAGAAATTCGCAGCAAGTTGTGCCTTCTGCTTACCTTTAATGGTGAAGTCAATTACGGCACAACGAGAATGTAGTGGTTCAATAATCTTGTTCTTATAGTTACAAGTAAAGATAAAACGGCAGTTGTTATAGAATGACTCAATATTCGCACGGAGCAAAAGTTGAACGTCATTACCAGTATTGTCTGCCTCATCAATAATGATGACCTTATGCTTTGAACCACCAGTAAGAGAAACGGTAGAAGCAAAGTTCTTTGCCTGATTTCTTACGGTGTCTAGGAAACGACCTTCATCAGAACCATTAATCAAATAAAAGTCAGCACCCAGTTCATTACAGAGTGCTTTTGCGATTGTGGTTTTACCAATACCAGGAGGTCCAGCAAGAAGGAGATTTGGAATTTCACCCTTCTCTACAAACTCCTTAAAGGTTTTTTTAGTATCATCAGGAAGAATACAATCATCAATCACTTGAGGACGGTATTTTTCAACAAAAAGAAATTCACTTGTCATAATTTAATTCACGAACGGACTTTTCAAAATTATTTACAGTTTTAAGAGTTGTTCCAGAATTCTTTTGAGAAATAGTTGATTTAACTAATCCCAATTTCCAACCCATAGCACATTTGTTACAGGTTTCTCCAGTACACTCCCAACCACTATGACACTTTTCGCATCCTTTACCTCCACACAAATTACAAACAGGATGACTATTATCCATCACTTAAATCCAATCAGGTTTTCTTTGCGGCATACGAAGATAATTACTGCTAACCCAAGGTTTGGACTTAATGTACATCTTGTAAGCAGTAAAAGTGTCAATGCTTGTGTCAAATTTAAACTCATCTGGCATCGCACGGGCAAATGGAGTTACTTCAGTAATCTTACCTTTGGGGAAAAGGTAATATGCGTGAAGTAGAGTATTATAGCACGAATGTTGCTTTCCATATCGCAGGTGATACTCATCGCAAAGGTTCATTCCGTGCTTGATTAACCAATAGGCATTATGGATACTCTCTGCTGCCCACTGGGTACAGGGATGGTTCCTGAATGCCCCCTTTGCGGTGCTGTAGGGGGTTCCGTCTGCCTTAGGGAGGGGTCCATACCCGTGATACCACTCAGAGGCAACGATGGAGAGCATCTGGCAGCACTCCAGAGGCATTTTGACGATGTGCTTGTCTGGGAGGCAGGTGGCACTCTCAGCAGGCCAAGGACAAGTAACAAAGATGTTCATAATATCAAAGGGGTTGTGGTCCTCCCACAATTGTAGCAGAAGGAACCTGTGCTTGAGCAACTTTTTTTGCCTGTGACTGACTTGTTGCTTCAACAATCATTTCCAAATAACGATTATCATTTGGAAGTTTGTAACGAACTTGATACCTCATCAGAAGCAATACTTCTTCACAACATACCTTACTTTTTCGGGTTTGTCTTCCAACCAGAATGCTTCGTGTTCAATCTCACGATTGTTTGGGTGAATGCGAACAGAAGTCTCAAGGTCATCACGTCGTCTTTCAGACAATTTCATTTGGGATTGACTGATACCAAAAGGAACATACCAGTATGGTGTATTAACTGCCTTACAATCTTGTGCTGCGTGGACTGCTTCGTGAAACAAAGTCTCATTAATATAATACTTTGGAGAAGGTCCAGCAAGAATTCGGTCAGTACAGATACTCATCGTATCCTTACTAGCATCATACCACCCATAAATTTCCTTTTGCCTACAAATAGGAGGGTTCTCTAGAAACCTAACCTTTTGAGACATTAGGTTGTAGATATCCCTCCCGATTGGAGTTAGATAAAGAAGAAATTCCATAATTCAAAAAAATAACATAATAAGAAGATTAAAGTTTAAAGAATTTATATCCTTTAGTTTGTTTATATTTTCCAGATAAAACTTTTACAGCATTACTCCTGTCCACACCATTTTTTTCGCACCACGCAGATAATCCTACTATAATTTCTTGTTTTCCACAAGGATAGATTACTAAGTATCTTTTATACTTTGAATTGGACATTTTTTCTCTAGATTCTTTACTATGAATCCTACCAATCAAAGATTTACTTACATTATTTTTATGCTCTTCAGTAAGTTTTTTACCTTTATTCCAAGGAACTTGACCTTTTCTAGATTTACTCATTTTTTCTTTTGACTCATTAGAATGAGTTCTTCCAATTGCCTTTTTTCTTATTTTATTTTTAGTTTCTTCTGTATGAGGTTTTCCAATCCTATATTTGTTTCCTCTATTTAAATTTCCAATGAATTTTTTAGTTTCTTCACTATGAACAAGACCATAACTACCCATTTGAACAGAAGAAGATTTTATTTTGTTCATACATAAAGGATTTTCAAAATTTTCTTGGATTAGAATTTCTTCGGCAGTTAAAAGTTTATCAATTGAAGGAAAAAATTCAACTATCTCCTTTTTTAATTTATTTTTTGGTTGTTTACTAACCCACACCCCACTTCCATAATAATTATCTTCCAAATTATTTGTAGTATGCCTACCAACATAATATTCGTTGGTCTCTAAATGAGTAATCTTATATGTATAGTGAAACATAAGTAGAAAACAACCTCATAACTACCACTATTTAGTTAGTTAAAATTTGAATCTGGTTCCATTGCAATATAATATGCCAATTCATATGATGTATGTTTAAACCTAGATAGAAGTTTTTTAGAAATCACAACTTCGTAAGAACCGTTTAAGATTTTTAAATTTTCAACTTTAAAGTTTCCACAGAATACCTCATCAGTTTCACCAACGATTACGGAGAACTCGTTTGAAGTATCGTTCTTTTTATCACGAACTACAAGTTTGACTACTCCTGCTTCACCGATTACTGAAAGGTCGGGGAGTTGATAGATTGAAGATGCCTTGATGAGCTTATCAAGTTCTTTGGTATCCAGAATGAAGCATACATCCTCACTAGGAAGAGTGATGGACTTATCAGGAGGAGTTACGATTACGTTAGGGTCGGCAAAGAAATACTTTGACCGTGACTTACCCTCCCTAATCATCGCATAACCTTCGTTATCAAAGTCAAGTTCAGGACTATGATAGAGACCAATACCATTTAGAAACTGGTTCAGGTCATAAATCCCAAAGTCCTTAGGGAACTCTTCTTCTACGGTTGCTTCCGCAAGAATGTTCTTCATTACGGAAATTGTGCGTAGGTTGTTGCCTTCTTTGAAGAGAATGGACTGATTAATGCCTGCGAAGTTTTTGAGAAGAGTTAGAGTTTTATCAGATAGTTTCATAATAATCAGCGAAATTCAGTTAGACCGTTATCTTGACGAGTGTAGTGACCGTCAAAGTGAAGTAGGAGCATAGCATAGTGAATGACTTTCAGCAAATCACGTTTGCTGCGACCATCCTTATCACCATAACGAGAACCGTATTTGAGAATGTTTGCCTGACAGAAATGTGTAGCAAGGTCTTTTGCTGCCATCAGGTCAATTGTTTGAATATCTTTATAATCTTCATTATGACCGCAGTAGTGACTGTTATAAGTGCTGGTCACATAATATTCAATATCCTTGAGGATTTTGTCTTCATTATATTTCCAAAGGTGATTAGTCGGAGTTTCCATATTAGCAGGGGTTTTTGTGAGATTAAACATTCCACTATGTTCATTCATAGTGAGGTTGTATTGGACTAAATTTCTTTCGTCTTCAGGACCAAACATAATAAGGGGGAAGAACATATTAACTTCCCCCAAATTATATCAGTTTTGTGCCTGTTCGTCAAGATTGCTGGGTGCTTCAGTAGCATCCTCAACCTTGAAATCAGCATCAATCTTATCGTAAAGTTCAAGGAAAGCAGTTTTGGTTTCATCATCAAAACGATTGATACAAACCTGAATTGCCTTTGCCTTGTTACCGAAGATGCTGTAGGCACGGATGATATGAACCAGACGACGGGTGCTGATAATTTCGTCAATACCACCATCGTAGAAGGTCTTACGGATTACATCACCCCAGTCAGCAAGACGTTTGCAGAACTCATCAATCTCGGTGAGACCAAGATGCTTCGCAACACCTTGAAGAATGCGAACCTCAATAGTAGAGGCAGGATAAGGTTGCTCAAAGGTCACACAGAAGCGTTCAAGGAATGCCTCATTCAGAACATTCGTGCCGACGAAACGACCATCATCAGAACCTTTACCTTTGGTGTTCGCAGTCGCAATCACATTGAAACCATCGGCAGGTTTTACGAAACGACCGATTTTCTTGAGGAACACACCCTTACCTTCCAGAATTGATTGGAGGCAGAGGATTTTGTTGGAGGCAAGGTCAATCTCGTCAAGCAGAAGAACAGCACCTCGTTCCAGAGCTTCGATTACAGGACCATTGTGCCAAACGGTCTCACCATTCACAAGACGGAAACCACCAATCAGGTCATCCTCATCAGTTTCAATGGTGATGTTCACACGGATAAGTTCACGCTTCAGTTGGGCACACGCTTGCTCCACCGAGAACGTTTTACCATTACCAGAAAGACCCGTGATAAACGTAGGATAGAAAAGACGGGACTGAATAATTTTCTTAACGTCGTTAAAATTACCAAACTTGACGAAGGTATCATCTTTATCGGGAATAAGGTTTTGCTCTACGGCAGGCATCGCAGCAGGTGCCTGATAGGTGCGTTCAATATTCTCTACAACCTGAGGAGTAACCTCAAGGTTCCAACGACCACGCTTGGTCTTGAAGGGTTCAAGATAACGGGTGACGGTCTGGTAGTTCAGAGAACGGGAGGCACAGAAACCACGAATATCGGCAGAAGTGAATTCGGTGCCGAACAGGTCTTGAAGGTCAGTAATCAGTTGTTCTTTGTTCATCATCGGTTTGCGGGACATAATAAAGGGGTTGGTTGTTTGTTTCAACTGAAGTTATTATAGGGCATAGAAGGGGCAGTTGAAACCCCCCTTGTGCCAGATGCGGAACTGTCCTCAGTAATAATTTGATAGTTTGGATATTTTATTTTTAACTCATATAAAAACCGAGCATTATGTGACGGAGGATTTAAATTTCTCGTTACATATATCGTTTTATTTTGGTGGTCCCATTTAAGAAGACCACCATATGTTTTATCTTTCATTAAGCAATCAACTCCATAAACTCATTCAGGATTTTCTTGTTCATTTTCTTCACTCCAAGTGACTTCACAAAAGCACTCTTGATTTGTGCCTTAGAAGCATCTTCTTTTACCTCAAACTCGGAACTCTTGTTTAGAGCATTCGCAGAAATACCAAAGTATTTGTGATAACCAGCAGAAGTCAGAACGAAACTACGTTCTTTCTTCCAACGTTCCATCACTTTCTCATACTCATCAAAATTACGTTGATGATAACCAGTATTATCACGAATAAAGGATGAGGCACTATGAGGTTCTAGAACACGCATTCCTACAAAATTAACTGTAGGGAACTTATCACGGAGATTGTTCAGAAGAAGTTGAGTAAATCCAATATAAGCATTACTATCATTCTTCATAGAATAAACGTGTCCAGTTTTGCGGTCACGAAGATAGCAGTGAGGTCCAACATAAGAAGTTCCCATTTGAGGTTCCTTCATCCAATCACGTTTGTAAGGACGATAGTAATTCAGGGGTCCTGCTTCACCATCGGTTAGAACAACACACTGGACTTTCTGAAGTTTGTTCTCACTTTGGAATTTAGGGAGAATTTCGTGAAGAGTAACCAGTGCCTCATTCAGGGGAGTTCCTGAAAGTTGAAGACGATGAGGAATTGTATAATAACAATAATTGCTGCGACCAAAGTAATTCGCAAGACGATAAACACTCTTCATTTGTTGTTCCAGTTCGGAGTTACGAACCTTACTGGTAAAGAGGTTCATCATACCAAAGTATTGGTCAATTTGAAACTCATTTTCCTTCTTTTGGGTATGCTCTGGAGGAGGAAGACTACGACCATTCTCATCAGTTTGGACAATATATCCAAAGCTATTTGTGAAGGCATAAACCTCAAAGGGAATGGACACCTTACGGCAGAACCAAATGAGGTTATAAAGTTGCTTAATGGTGTCCTTCATTACCTCACCCATAGACCCAGACCAGTCAAGCACAAACACTAGACCGTGATTTTTACCATCGGCAAGAGTAGTTACTTTCTTGAACAGGTCTTCATTGTATTTGTAGGTGTGGAGTTTAGTTGTGTCCAGAACTCCAGTCCGACTAGTATTAGCACGAGCATAAGCATCAGCAGATTTTCGGCATTCAAATTCTTTAACAAGATAATTCACCTCCTTTTGTGCGGAACGTTTGAAATCATTATAGTCATTATCAACGAGTTCAAAGATGTTATTGTCTCCAGAATAATGAGACCAAACTTCTTTACACTGTTCGTAAATGACTTTATTTGAAATAATCACAGTATCCAGATTTACTTTAGGAACTTCCAGATACACATTCTCATCAAGAGTGTTGGAAACAAGGTTCTTGATTGACTCCTCAAGAGAACTCATCGTCTTAACTTGAGGTTCTGCTTCCTTACCACCCACACTAGCAGGGACGGTATCTTCCATTTGCCCTTCAGTTTGTTCCTTATCTTCCTGAGAAGAATTACCCTCATCGGTAGGTTCTTCCTCCTCACCATCAACTTCACCCTCAGTTTTCTCAGAAGAATTCTCTTCACCCTTACCTTGGGTTTGTTCGTGAGTATCAAACGCAGGAACATTCATTTGCTCCTGTTCTTTCTCCACACAATACTTGTAGAGAACCTCAGCAGCAAGCAGGGCATCACCGAAAGTTTCAGTTTCGGCAATCATATCAACAATCTCTTGCTCCCGTTCGGTGAAAGAAATTGAAAGGAAATTACCAACCTTAAAGTAAAGATTTACACGGTCGGCAAGGTTCATCTTGGTAAGGTCTTCATTCGCAACCATAAAGAAGTCATCTTCATTGAGTTCCTTATAGGCACCGTAGAAGGTCTTTGCGAGACCCATATAACGACGTTTAATCAGTTTCTCTACACGTACATCCTCAACGACATTTACGAACTGCTGAGGCACTTTTACCTGCTCACTCCAATCCTCATCGGGAGTATAGAGTGCGTGAGAAACTTCGTGAGCAACAAGCATATCATATACGGTGCTGCTTGCCTTTTCCCACATCGGCAGAGTGAGAACACGGGTGTGAACATTAAAGCAGGCAGTTTGGACTTTCTTATGTTCTACTACAAGGTCTTCCGTAGCAAGAAGACGGGCAAGCATTCCTTTGACTTCAAAATTTACAGACATAGAAGGGGGGTTGTGCGTTATGAATGTATTATACAAAAAAAGAGGGTCTTGTGACCCCCCAGTGGACAGTTTGGAAAGTGTCCTCAACGACTTCCAAGTTCAGACATTTTCTTTCCAAACCTCATTGCTCTTTGACGATCCCACTGCCTATTTGCTTCTTTATCTTTTCTTTGATAAGTAGCAACATCTTCTTTTTTCTTAGCACGTTCAATTTGACGATTTATTTTTTGTTGATTTGCAGGTTTCCAAGCCTCATTAACAATTTCTTCAACAATACTCTCTCTCCACTCTTCACTCATATTAACCATAATCACTTCTGCTGCTTCTGGTGTTTCAGCATATCCCTCATCAAGAAGGTGTGAAAGGATAATGTCGTAGAGGTCGTAACTTTCAGCAGTAGAAATTGGTTTTATACCTCTTCTTTCAAGAGATCTATTGAGGTTATGTACTTTTTTCTCTTGTGTTCTCCAATCGCTTCCATACATACTACCAGAATTGACTGATTTATTAACTGCTTTTTTATATCTCGACTCTCTTTCACGTTTTGCTCTTGTTGCTAACCCACGAGAAATTTCATCAAGTTGATCAAGTTTCTCAACAATACCCTCTCTCCAATCTTCACTCATATTCACCATAATTGATTCTGCTGCTTCTGGAGTTTCAGCATATCCTTCATCAAGTAAATAATCCATCACAATATCATAAAGATCGTAATCTTCAGAAACTCCTTTTGCCTGATTTCTTTCTCTTTGTGCTGCTTGAAGTTTCTTTAATCTTTGCTGTCTTGCTGTTAGTTGTGGTTCATTATCAGAAGCAAACTCACCTTTTTTATTTACTGCTCTTTCTGCTTTTTTTACAAATGGAACATCCTTATCTCTTTCTGATTTTGGAAGATCTCTTCTGAATGTTGCCAAATCTGGTTTAATAAGTTTTGATCTTCTTTGTTTTTGTTCTGGAGTTTGATGCTTACTTTCTTTTGCTGCTTTTGACCAACCTTGATGAACTTTATGGGCAAGATATTTATTTCTATGATGTCTATTAATACGAACTCCTGCTCTTTGAAGAGTTCTTACACCTCTCATACCACGAGCAAGTGAGTTTCTTGTTGCTTCTTGTCCAAACTTTGTTGGTGGTCCCCAAGAATCTGGTTTGTTTACACCTGCTTTATTTGCAACACCTTTTGGATCTTCATTTTTTCTTTCATTTAAAAATGCTTCTAAGAGTTCTTCATCAGTATATTCATCAATATCATATCCTTCTTCAATTATCTCATTAACCCATAAATCAACTTCTTCTTGAATATAAAGACCAAGATATGCTTCTTGAAGTCTAAAAAATTCTTTTGAATCCATTTTACCAATACTTTTTAGTTATTTATAAAAAACAACCTTCATAAAAAGAAACGTCCCCTTGTTGGAGACGTTTCTTGAGTGCTTGACGACGTGCTTTTGCTTGTCGAAGTGCTTGCGGTTTAAGTTTTCGTTTTTGCTCTTTTTTAGAGTGATGCTGCCAGTTTGGAACTTTCATTGTTCTAAAATCAATATTTATGTTATAAAAGAAAAATTCTTCTTTTTTTCGACTGTAAGGACACTTTCAAATTTGTCCTCCATTCCCGTTTTATGAGAAATAACAAAGATATTAGCATCATTAATTACATAACGAATAATCTTAAGAAATTCTTCAGTTCCATTAGTGTCTAATGAACTATCAAATACCTCATCAAAAATAATTAAATTGCAAGAAACAGAGTTTTTAAGTTTAGCAACTTCCCTCCAAGCAAAAAGTAAAGCAAGATTAATTCTCGACTTTTCTCCTTCACTAAAAGAAGCATATGTAAAATCTTCGTGAATAGGAGATTGAATAGTTTCATTAAATTCCTCATCGAGAGTAAAATTAATGTAAAAATCCATCATCTGAAGATATTTGTTAATCTGCTGATTAATTAATGGAATATATTTTTTAATGATTTTTGTTTTTATTCCATTGTCTTTTAGAAGTGAATGAGCAAACTCATACTGAGAAATCTTTTCTTTTTTATCACTCAAATCTAAAAAGACTTGTTCCAAAGATTTATTATAATCTTCTAATTTTTCCCACTCAGAATTCTTATTCTCAAGTTGTTTGGTAATTGTTTGAATTTCTGTTTCCAGATCTTTGATCTGCCTTTGACTTCCAGATACCTTTGTATTGTTTTGAGAAATTTCATGGTTTAAATTTGTTATTTCTTTTGAAATGCGTAAAAAATGACTTTCTCGTATTTCTTCATCTTTAATTGCAATTTCAAGTTCTTCATATCCACTCCTAAGTTCTTTTGCCTTATCTTCAATTTGACTGATTTTATTTAACCTAAATTCTTCGTCAATGTGTTGAGTACAAGTGGGGCAAACCGTATTATCAGTGAAAAACTTATGTTCTTCTGTAATGTTTACTACTTTTTGGGATATTTTTCCTTTAAGAGTTCCAAGTTTTTTGAGTTTTTCTTTTGCACCAGAAACTTCTTCTAGATCCTTTGTTAGAGAAAAAATTTGTTCTTCAATTTTATTATTTTCAAGAATATATGAATTACATTCTTGAATTAATCGATCAATTATACTATTTTTTTTCTTAATACTATCTTTACTTTCATTTTCAATCTTATCAATAAAGTCTTTTTGCATTTCAACCTTATCTTTAATAGATTGTTTTTTTAATTCCAATGTTCTTACTTCTTCTTTTATTTCACGAATTTTATCTTTAACAATATTATTCATAGAAGAAAAGATTTTTATATCTAATAAATCTTCAATTACTTCTCTCCTATGAGAAGATGATAATTGCATAAAAGGAATAAAATTACTACTACCAATTATGACAATCTGGGTAAAAGATTTGAAATTCATTTTAAGAATTGATTGCTCAAACCATTTTTGTTGATCCACTGCAGAAGATCTTTGGTCTAACAATTTTCCATTACAAATTATTTCAAAAATATTAGGTTTTATTCCTCTACGAATTATATAATTAATATTTCCAATGCTAAAATAAACTTCAACAAGACAATCTTTTTCATTTATAGAATTAACTAATTGAGACTTGTTAATTCCCCTAAAAGATTTTCCGAAAAGTCCAAAGGTTAAGGCATCAAGAAATGTGCTTTTCCCAAATCCATTTTTTCCTACTACTAACGTAGTCTTAGATTTTGAAAAATCTATTTCCTGAAAATGATTTCCATAAGAAAGAAAATTTTTAAACTTTATTTTTTCAAAGTGTATCATTTTATATAAAATCAGTGTCTTTTTGGTTAGGTGGTATAACTATATCATTTTTTGTAAAGATTTTGTATTCATATCCATGCATTTCACATGCTTTTATTACAATTTCTTCCTCAACATCCATCACATTCATCTTTGGGAAATCCTCTTCTTCTAATAAAAGAGCAAACCTAACAGCATCATCTTCTTCTTCAAAAATATAAAGAATATGATCTCCAAATTCATCTACAGCAGCATATGCACCCTCTTGTTCTCTACCGTCTACAGTTATTAAATACATTATACTATCTCTAATGCCTCTTTGTAAACATCTTCAAGTATATTAGTTATAGCACTTTTATTTAATTCACACTCACTTTCATCAATATACCTTTTTAACAGATTAAATGTATCTTCTGTTTCAAGAGACTCAAAATTTTCTAATTCTTGTATTTGAAAATTTTCAACAATTTTAACTTCTGCTGGATTTTTAGAGTATAGTTTTTCTATAAATTTTTCAAATTTAAGTTGACTATCTTTTTTCTTTACAATGACCTTTACGATTTTATTTTCATAATCATACCTTACAATTGGAGTTGTATCTTCTCCGTAATAAACAAGTTCAAAAATATTATGAGGATTATCTATCGCACTATGTTCTAGTGTTTCTGTATTAAAAATTGTAAATCCTCTTTCGTCATAAACATCATTCCAATAAATTTCGTAAGGATTTCCAAGATAGTGAATATTACCTTTACTTGATCTAGTATGATAATGCCCAGAAAATACTTTTTCAAAATGACTAAAAATATTTGGATCTCTTCCATCTTCCATAATATGACCTTTATAAGGAGGAAATCCATTAAGTTCTAAATGACCAGCAGCAACTTTACATTTAGAATTTTTTATCATTTTTAATGTTTTTTGTTCATTTTCATTATTAATCCAAGGAATTAATAATAAATCCAAATTTCCAATTTTAATTTCAGTTGATTCCGAATATGTTTTTATATTTTTATATTCTTGTAGCAAGAGATCAGGAGAATTTATACTATTAGAATTTTTTAAATAACAGTCGTGATTCCCTGTAATCATATGAACTTCATATTCAGACAAAGGGTCTAAAACAACTCTTTTTGTCCATTCTAATCCATAGAAATCAATTGATTTACGACTATCAAAAGCATCACCCATATGGATGACAGTATTGATATTGTAATATTCTAGTGTTGGGAAAAATATATTTTTATAAAAAAGTTCAAAATGATCTTGAAATAATTTTGAAGATTTTCTGGCACAGAAATGTGTGTCAGTTATTATGGCAACTAGCATAATTCAATATCTTAATTTGATATGTACGTTTTCCTTAATTGAATTGTAGTCTGAGTAATTTGTTCCGTCAACTCCATTGTCATCAACAAATACTTCATCAAATCCTGTTTTTTCAAGAATCTTATTTTTAATTTCTAGTTGTCTTTTTTCTTTTCCTATTCTACGAATAAAAGCATAGTGGATAATTTGAGTAAAATAAGCAAAGGGATTCTGGGATTTCTCTGGATTAAAATTATGAAGATATTGAATACAATTTTCAATTCCATCAGAAATCATATCATCTTTAAACATATAATTTACAAAATTAGGTTTAAAAGATAAATGAGTGGCAATTTTAAGAATACATTCTCCTATGTAATTTGGAATAGGAGGTTTAGGAAGACCATTTACTTCTGCATCTTCAATATCTTTTCTATACTCTATAAGTGCTGCCAAAAATTCTTTATTATTTACATAATGAATTGACCTTTTTCTTTTTGTCATTACTTCTGTTGAAATCATAAGCTCTACTAATTAAATATGTAGACATTATAACATTTCGGCAAATAATAAACAAGTATTGACATACCTATCGTAATATGAGTATAATAGGTTTGTCCCGTTTGAAGATAAATTAGATCTCTATAAGTCTTTATAGATCTTTTCTAATAGTTTTTTAGCATCATTTACATTTGAGATATATCCCATTTTTCTAGATATATCCTGATTGTTGTTTTTAATGTTGCTAATCTTTTTTACATATGACTGATGCATCATAATCATTTCAATATCAGTATTTTCAGTTATCGTAATTACATCTTCCATTTTAATTAAAAACATATCTTCAGTAGTAGTTTTCATCCAAGGTTCTACTTTATACCCTACTGCTCCATTACGGTTCTTATAATTTTCAACTATAATAGGATTAGTAACTAATAGTATAATGGAATTATTCTCTTCACAGGGAAGAACTTTGGCAAATATCTCCTCACTTGTTTTTAATTTTATTGATGCATAAAAATCTTCTTCCATATTATTTTAGAGTAATAGGTATAATTTCATAATTAAAGTCTTCTTCGTTATATATTTTTATTCTTTCTATAAAGTGATTTAAAGTATAATTTTTCTTTGAATTATATGTAGTATCATCTGCAATATCATAAAGAGTTGCTTTGTCTTTATTAGATCCTTTTCTTAAAACTCTTCCTATTGATTGTAAATTGCGAATTCTAGATTTACTTGGTGAAGCAAATATCACATTATGTAAATTTTTAATAGAAATACCTGTACTAAAAACACCATAAGAAGCAACAATGATTGCATTATTTTCTCTTTCAGTAATTTCTCTTACTTGCTCCCTTTCTTGAACATCTACTCCACCATGAACAAAAAACACTTTACGTTTTTCATTAACATCAATATTTATTAATTCATACAAAGGTAATCCATGAGTTTCAACTCTTGAAAAAAGTATTAATGTATTTCCCTTTAAATCGAGTGCTAAATTTTTAATAAATTTATTTCTTTTATCATTATTGATAATGAACTGTATTTCATCTTCATACTTATTAAATCTTTGAGGATTATGTTTCAAAACTAAACAGTGAATATCTAATTTTGATGCCCTTCCTTTTTCTATAAGCTCTTTTGTTCCAACTGCTTTGTAGGGAGGACCAAACAATCCAGAAATAACCCATTCATGAGTTTGAGAATCTTTACTTCCATTTGAAAGAGTTCCTGTAAATCCAAATCTATACTTTGCATTATGAGATTTTTTCATAATGTCAATTAATGATTTTGATTTACATCCATGACATTCATCTACAACTACACAGTCATAGTCTTCAAAGAAAGATCTTTCTAATTTATGAATACTTTGCCAGGTAGAAAGAGTGACTAACTTATCAGTTTTCTTTTCTTGCCCAGAATAAATCATATGACAATACTGATCCGTATCCCATCCATATTCAGACCAATCTTTTATCATTTGATGAATAAGTGAAGTAGTTGGAAATACTACTAAACAATTTAATCCCTTACTTACATAGTATCTAATCACTGCATAAATCATAAAAGATTTACCAGATGAAGTTGCAGAGACCACAGTTTTTCGATTATATCTTAAGCATTCATATACAGTATTAATCTGATAATCATAAGGAGAAAACTTTCCAATATAATTCATATATCCCTTTACTCCTTCTAGGGATATTTCTTCATTTATTTCAAAAGGCAATCCGTAATACTTATTATCAACAAATTCGTAAGTATATCCGTAATTTTTTATTTTTGCGATTACTCTATCTAAAAGACCTGCATACACTTCACCAGTAGCAGTGCTTAAAAGTCTTATTTCCCCATTCCACCCTTTACCTCTATATTGAGGCATAAACTTCGCAGATTCAACAGAAAAGGTAAAGTGAGGAGCAAGTTCATGTAAAATATGAGGTTCACATTCTAACTTAATGTAAACCTCATTCTTTTTTGATATAATAATGTCACTCATAAAATAATTAGTTTCTATGAGTATTTATTACACTTATCCTAACCCACTTGCAAATCTTTGATAGTCTATGGCATTTTTTATTTGATAAGTTCTACTATGAATCATTTTTAAAATGTCCTGAATATACCCTAACATTACATCATAATATTCGACCTTTAAACTGGCCTGAGAAAGACTTGCATCTGCATCCATATATTTCTGCAAAGTATCTTTGTCTCTTATTTTTTTAGGGAATGGATTTTCAATATAAACATCTGGATCTGCTTTTCCAGTGTAATATTCATATTTTTGATGTCTTATATTTCTTTTTTGTTGTTCTGCTTTCTTTTTAAGAAGAAGAATATTGTTGTAAATATCAAAATATTTTGCATGTAATGATGCAGTATTCAAAGATTCCATGTGAAGATTATCTGGGTCGATCTTTGAATCTTCTTCCCACATTTTTTGTATTGTATCAAGATCTATCATTATTTTAATTAGCAATTAACTTGGAGGATTTAAAGGATTTCCAATCCTATCTACTATATTATACATCATATACTTAAAAGAAACATCTGCTGTAAAATATTCCTCATCAGTAGATGTTGCGTCAAACTGTAAGGTGCTCAATCTATACGGAAACATAGATCTGAATACCACATTAAAATTGAAATTTTGATTACTGTTCAAAACCAATAAAGTTCCATCAGAATATAAATTCATACTGGAATTATAAGGTTGTTCAAAAGATTCATTATTATTTT